TCCTTCGCTATGATGTCTATATTTACTTGTTTTGTTGCCACTATTTACTTGCCTTTGCTAGTCGTTGTTCTCGTTCTCTTTCTTCATGTTGGATTTGAAAGTAAGCAATCCACATATTAAATTCGTTAACTGACATTTGCAAGATTTCGGAAACTGTCTTGTGTAGCTTTTCGGCTAAACCAAAGATATTATGTAATTCAGCATCATTCTTTAGTTTTTTTTATAATCCTCAATATCTTCATTTCCTGTTCCCATTATCTTTGTGGCAACGTCTGCAATTACATTTGTGTCAGCTTTAGTCTTGAAGGCTAGAATGTGCTTGGCGTTAAACATCTTATCGCCATCTTTCGTTAAGGCTTTTTCAATGATAACGTCAATGAGTACAAGCAAATCAGTATTCGTAGCACCCTTGAATATCTTTTGTTTCTCAAGCATATTAAAAGGCTTGGTGTAAATAGCTTTATCGCCAGTCAAACCCCACTCTGGAACTTCAATTATCTGCGTGTCTAGCTGACTAAAATGGTCACGAATACCATCAAAGTAGTCAATTGATTGGTCTGACATTTTAGACTGTTCCGATGGTCAACCCACCATTACCTTGTAGAGAAACAGTTCTAGTTGTCACGCCATCTAACGTAACGCCTACAGACATTCCAGTTACAATTCCAGTACCGCTAAACTTTCTATCTCCAGATGCACTTCCTTCTGGCATAAACTCAAAACTAGCACTCGCACCCTGCACTAATGTTGTTTGTCCACTATCAGTTTCATCAAAGTTCATATCTATGGAAGCGGTGAATGTACCCCTGCCAACTAAATATGATTTCATTGAACTACCTAACGCTGTATCCTCAACAACATCGTGTGTTGTATCTATGGTGAAGCCTGTGGCGTTACCGACCGCAGTACCCCCAACATGAACAACCCCTTCTTTTCCGTGATGTGTAGCCATTTATTTACTCCTTTTCTTCTTTAGGTTTTTCGACTTTTTTAACAACCGCCTTTTCGTCATGTACCTTATAGCCATTTTTTTCAAAATGTTCTACATGGTCTTCGACACATTTTATAATACTTTCGCCTTTTTTCATAGTCACATTTTTAGCCATTATGCACTCCCTCTAGTAAATTCATATATTACCCTTGCTGTTATTCGTACCCCACCATAAGGATATATTGTACCCTCGTCCGTAGATGCTTCTATTATCTGAGTATCTATAGCATTACCATTTCTAGTTATATCATTATCTAAAGTTTCTTCAACAACTTCTATAATCTGGTTTCTTACTGTGTCTATATTGGAGTTTGTACCCTTGCCGAAAGCCACAATCAAAAAGTCTATCGTTCCCCTATATGTACCTGCACCTGTGTCACCTATACTAGATACTTCCCTTGTTTCATCACCAGATTGAATAAACATAGCAGGAAATTGAGCATCACTTAGTTCTTCTACCTCAAAGGGTTCTCTAGTTATCTTTTTGAACTCAATAGGACTACTAACCGCATCTAGCTTTGTAATTATGTCACTTGCTATATTTTCTCTTTTGCTCATAACCGCATTTCTTTAAAATAAAAACTCGCAAACTCTGCTTTTAACTTATCTTCTTCTTTATTGCCTATTGCAAAGAATGGTCTTGTTATACGCCTTTTACCTACCCCAAATGTGTCGTGATAACTGGCTATCTTTGCTCTTTCCATGTTTGAGAAGAATAATGTACTTTTTAAACCACCTGTTTTGAAATCTAAGCTACGAAACATCTTGCCTGTATCCGTTAGGTCTACGAAACCTGTTTGCCTACCCCTTTTTTTACGGCTTTTTACTGTGCCTTTAGCGTATGCCCTCATTTGACCGCCATCTGGCAACTTACCAGACTGTGTACGCTTGGTAATCATAAGAACCGCCATATTAGAAACTCTATTAAGTGATTTCTGTATGACCGCCTTTTGTTTCCTACCTATGTTCTTTAAAAGGTTAGTGACACCAATAGAATTGACGTTAACTTTTACATCAACTGCCATTATCTAACTAATCTCAAATAATGTAGGGTTTCTTTTTCTGAGTCGGATACTGTACCACCACCATCTTCATCATACTCTACACCATCTCTAAGAATAGCTTGAAATTCTTCTTCGTATCTATCCCTATAGAAATCAATCTGAACTTGAAAGGTGTCTTTTCCTTCCCCTGTGTCTGGGTCACGCCATTTTGTAAGAATAGGATAAACATATTTCCATAATGTCAAATAAACAACTGATTGCGTCCATTGTGAGTTAGTCAGCTTGCTATTGGTCATTTCTACCGATGTTATCTTTGTTATGTCCTTGTATCTGACTTGATGCCTGTATCTTTCCCACCATTCTTCTCTTATACGCCTTAGAACATCATTTTCAGCAAATTGTAGTTGGTCACCAAAATCCGTAACACCAAACCCTAGAATATCTGGCTGTATTTTTTGTAGATTACTATTAGCAACTGCAAATTCGGATGTAGCCATTATTCAGCCTTTTTTGTTTCTGATTTCTTTTCTGCTTTTGGCTCTGTCTTTGGTTCGGTTTTAGGCTTTGAAGACGCTTCTTTAAAACCCCTTAAATCAAAATTTTCTTTATTCATTTCATAACTATCTTTCGACCGAACTACAACTTTACCATTTCTTTCTAATTTTATCGTTTGCATAAATAATCCTGTATGTATAGGGGTGGTTTCCCACCCCATAGGTTAAGTTAATTACTGGATTGATGAATCTGCTAGTACTTCTATACCATAGCTGTCTTGTAGTTCTCCAACACCATAAACTGCCGTTGCTACAATCTCATCTGCCCTCAAACTAGCATCTCTTTGAACCTCAATTTTAAGGTCTTGCATCATTGCTAATCCTAGAGCGTCCCTGTGGAACATAGCACCCTTATAGTCACCTGCCGTACCTGTGTTAGCCATATTCGCTGTTTCAAATACTGGTACACCAAATAAAGTTCCTATAAATCCAGAACGTAACGCTTCATTAGAAATATCGGTATCTAAACCTGCATAGGTGTTTGTCATACCTCTTTTTAGGTCATGTGCTACCATTGGATGAATAACTAAAGCCAAGTCATTCATTGGCACTGAACTATTTCTAAGATTTGCGTGTGCCTGTGCAACTGTATCTGCTGAAAGTGCCGCACCAGAACCGCCAACCGATACTGAAAACCCATCAAACAATGCTGTTAGGTCTAAATCAATCTTTCTGGCTATAGCTTCTCCAAACACTCGCCCAATGTCTTGAGCCACATTTCTTGATGCTGAATTTCTAGCTAAATCAGTCAGGGTGGTCATGATACCAACTTCTGATGCTGTGATAGTAACCGATGTTGGATTAATTGCGGTATTTGCTAGGTCAGCCGCTTCACTAACTGCTGATGCTGATACTGTTGGATAAATTGGTACTTCAACCGATTTTCCACCACCTGCGATAGTGTAGTTTCTTACTAGACCCTTCATTATTGATTGCTCACTAGCTGTGAACATCGCTTCTGCTACGATTTCAGTATATAGTTCTGAAATGGTACTACTGGTTGTTTCGTCTGCCATTTAAGACTCCTTTAAAAAAAAATAATTATAATTTTGAATTAATGACAAAAGGCTGAGACATTTTTTCTTTCCTATATTTTCTATAAGCTTCCCTGTCTTTTGCGTTATTCATATCTAAATCACTCAAATTTAAAGGCTTACTGAGTTCTTGCCTATCCACATTTGACACCGAACCACTACCACTAGGGGTAGCACTTACAAAGTGTGGGTTTTGTGTTAAGAACTCTTGCACTAATTCGTCTGTGGACAAAAGTTCACCCAATTTATTGTATCTTGCTAATCCATTTTTATCAAGTATTTCTACATTGCCTGTTTCATTTAGCTTAATATTTTCTTTTAAAAGCTCAACTACTTGGTCTGGATTTATAGCTTTATTCTTGGATGCTGAAGATAATAACGACTTGTTTATCTTGATATCTTTTAGCTGACTTTCTAAATTCTGTTTCTCTTTATTGAACTCTTGGGTTCTTGTTTTTAGTATTTCTTCAAACTCACCCTTTTGAATACGTTGCTTTTCTTCTGCTTCTTTCTGTGTCTTTACAGCATTAATAGCAATGTCCAAGTCTTCAACACCTAGCTTTTTATACATAGACCCTCTTTCTTTGGCTAATCGTCTTTCAACAATATTATTTAATTCATCTTGGGTGAATGTTTGTGCTGTTGGTGTTTCTTGCACTTGTGGTTCTTGTTCTGTGGTTTCAGTAGTCTGTTCTACTTGGTTTTCTTCAGCCATTTCTTTCTCCTATATATCCCAGTCTGGGTTTGTTGGAATCCAAGTGTGCCGACAACGATAACCACCACGAACTATAAATGGGTCACCTGTAGACTTGCCTTGCCACCCTTGATTATTCCAAGTATCCCGAATTTCTTTTTCGGTTAATGTTTTATTTAACATATCTCTACAAAAAGGTCTACTATCTCTTACTAACGTTCCTGTATAGGTAAAATGTGTTAACCCTGCGTCTTTTGCTTTAGCTACTGTAAACTGTCCGTGAAACTGCATTACTGAGTCATGTGCTATCTGGCTTGCGTAACGTCTTAGGTTGTTACCTGCCCTGTCACTAGCATATTGTGTATGTAGCTTTCTAACCGCTTCTTCTACCTGTAGTTTTTTAGCACTATCAAATTTGTTTTCGTTTATAAAGTCTACCAGTTCATTTATTTCTGCAACATTAGACTGCTTATACACTCCGTTGATATGGGAACGAATATTAGTAACCATGTCATCAAATGGTCTACCTGCTATGGTGCTTTGATATACTTCGTCGTTAATTACCTTTAAAAATCTCTCTGCTATATCTTCAAAGCCACTAAAGGATTGAGTTTTGAGTGCGTTCAAGGTTGTTAGGTCTACTTCAGTTAGGCTTTTAAACTTCTTAGGTATGGGCATTTCGCCAAACGTATCTAAGACCTCTTTTGCAATCTTGTTATATTCTTCATTTATTATGGTATCGGCTTCTTGAAGAAATGTTGTTTCTATTAGGTTTCTAATTGCAGGTTGTAGTTGTATCGCTAGTCTTTGTGAAACAAGCTTACCGCCTGTAGCTCTTGTAACTTCTTTTATTACGTCTTCTTCTAGCCTGTAGAGTACATCAATAATACGCTGTTCGTGTTGGTCAGCTAATTTATCTAATATCTTTGACATTATAAAGGAAAGTCTTTTTTCCAAGCTCTGATTGACCAGTAAGCAGGGGAAAGTGTCTTTTGTCCTTTTACTTCTTTGAGTACCCCACCCATTCTAGCCAAGAATGATTTCTGTCGTGCAGGGATGTTTTTCTTTATAGACATTCCCCTAGCACCAAATGTAACTTTCTTAACATTTCCTGTAGATTTGTTTTTTACATAAACCCCAAACTTTTTTCGCTTAGATTCCGTTGTCGATAATCTAAAAGGCTTATTCAGTTTTACGTCTTTTCCCCTGTATCGTGCCATGCTAAGTCCTTGATTTTATTGCCTTTTTCCCTGGGATTGTAGCTATTTCTTTTTTCTCTTTGTGGCTCTTTTGATAATATCTTTGTCGAATGAACCAGACCGACCCCTGCTAATTAGCTTGTTTACTCTAGCCATCGCCCAAGCGTTCATAGGTATTCTGGGTCTTGAACCTGCGGAAAGAAATGCACCTTGACCCCTACGAAAACTAGCCTTTAAATCTTTTAAATTAAATAATTTTGATTTTTTTGCTTTTGCTCTGAGCGTTGAAATTGTTTTCGCTGATAAAGGTTTTCTTCTTACTGCCATTATGCCCTGTTCCTTCTTTGTAATAATGAACGTGGTATTCTTGCACCTGCTTTGTACAATGCACTTACCTGCTTCAATAGACTCGCCCTAGAGCTTCTTTTTGCACCTTTAAGACCAGATAGATATTTTTTAGGAATACCAGTTCTTTTGTCTTTGGGTACTTTCCTACGCTTCTTCTTCAACTGTCTGTCCTTCTACTTCTGTGGTTTGAAACTGCCCTCTTACTGTTCTATTAGCGTCTATTTCTTCATTTATTGATTTTATTGTTTCGCTATCATCAATAACTGCTTGTGCTATCTGTTTATCTAGTTCCTTGTTAAATGTTTCGGATTTAATACCACTAGCTTTAGCCATCTGAAGATATTGAAGGTCATTCGCCCAATCTCTAATATCAAACGTGTCTGGATAGTTTATAGACCCATCAAACTTTTTATCTTGCCACATAGCAAACAAACCCCATATCTGTTCTTCTGCGTTCTCAAGATAATCCGCTTTTTCTGATAGTCTTGCGTTTAATAACTGAAATTCTGTTTGTAGAGCAATACCACTGGCTATTTGTGACCCTGTTGCCCTTACTGAACCCATGTGTGTTATTCTATCAATAGCGTCTACTTTGTTTTGAATACACTTCATTATTCCATCTAGGTTCTGACCGCTTGGCTGTATTATGTAAGGCTT